CAGCCGTTGTGCTAAATCTTCAGCACCAATGCTTGTTACTTGTGTTTCCCCGCTAACAAGAGAAATGTCCCCATCTTCATCTAGTTTAATGTCCATGTGTGTTCACATCCCCTCTTGTTCTCATTATCTTATATAGCCCTTATACAACGGCGACAGTAGAGCCGTTCCACGTGAAGACTGGGCTGGTTACAGCAACACTCGTTACGGCGCTAATAGCGACGATTGGCGAAGTTACAGCGGCAGACATTGCGGCAGTGACAGTGACAATCGGTGCTGTGATTGTTGCCAGTGTTGTAGCTGTTGCATAAATTGCAGGAGATGTAACCGTTGCTGAAGTTGTTGCATTCACATTTACCAACGGGGCATTCACCACCACTTGCAGAGGAGATGTAATCTCAACCTTCCCTGTAGGCTTCAGCCGTATTTCGCATTCTTCTGGTGTACCGAGGTTATGCGCTACAACAACATCATCTGTTGAATGTGTTAGTGTACGCTTGCTTTGCTGATTGATAGCCAAACCAAATGGGAATAAGCCGGGAATAGCTATAGCATCCCTCATATTGAATGTGCGGTAGTCGCTAGGGGGTTGTGGGGTTCCATCTCCAGATTTAAATACGTCAAGCCCTGATTGTGAAAATACTAACAAAACTACATCCCCTGCTTTAACAGGGAAGGTAATAGCGGATGTAGAGGAAGATGGATACATCACTGGAACGTTGGGTATCGTTGCCCATTCAAGGGTTTCCAGATTGGAAAATACCATATCAATGAGTGGTTTTACATCCACCTTGCATTGTTCTGCATTGCGAACTTGCATGATTTTGGCGGGAATGGCTGTATACATATTCCGCATTTGATATTCAAAGAAAGCAGTCATCGCGCTTTCAATAGTTAAATCACTTGCCATACTATTTCCCCATTTCCGTGGCATCTACGCTGTCACCATACAACTCCATAACCCACTCACCACCGCGACTATCACCTTTAAAATTAACAGTTCTTACTCGGTAGAAGTTGTCAAACATCCCATTAGATGTAACAACCTTAAACAAACTGTTTGGCCGGATTTCAGGATTAAGCAATGCTTTTGCCCTCATTCCCCATCGAACTACGGTTATTTTGTTTGAAAGTTTTTGTGTTCCATCTTTCTTAGGTTTTAGCTTCTTCTGGTCAATGAAAAGTTCATCTTCTTTGTCAAGTGCTTGACCTACAGATTTACTAACCTCTTCACTGTCCATGAAGGGAATGTCTATCAAGCCGCTTTCTTTATCAAGAACAATGGCTCTTTCGGCTTTCTCGCTTGTGGCATATCTATCTGTAACAATCAGTTTCCCATCTTGAATATTCCATTCAATTGCATATGTCTTTGCAAGATCGTCAAGCACTTGTTTCCCCGTACCCATAGCCGTATAGCCGTATGTACATTTAATACTTGTCCAGTCACCTTTACTTGTAGTGGCTAAACCAAGTTGGAGTTCAGATGCAATCTTTTCAATAACAGATTGTAGTGAGATTTCGTCGGGAAAGGTAACACCCACCCGCTTAATACCTGTATTAACAAAACCGGGTATTAGCTCAAAAGTGGTAACAGTGTCCCCTCCAGACTTAGATGTCTTAATGTTGATGACATCTGCTGTCACAATGGTTTTAATGTTTCCTTGATAACCCGCATCCAGTGTGATTGTGCCAAACCTTGTATTGATTAGTGACAAGGTTTCATCTTTCAGGTTATATATAGATATAGTACCCTTGTTTGTATTAGTCCTGTTGTCCACGTACAAACTAATATCAAACTGGATGCGGAGGTCTTTGATACTGATCAGTGCTCCATTTTCAGGATTCTTAAATGTAAGTAGATAGTCCCTACCCCACTGAGCATTCTCTACCTGCATAGTCTTTCTCCCAATCAGTCAATATAGACAAAGATGTAATTCTCTGGTAAGTTATTCAAGGTTGCTTCCGTGTCTACGGCATTTTCATTGAGTGGGATTAGTCTGAAGTATCCTGTCAAACCAGCTTCAAACATCTCTGAAGATGAAATCGGATTTGATGGGACTACCTTCCTCCCCTCCAAGACAGTTGTACCATCTCGCGTTGTAACAGTTATGTGGTAGTGGGCAGTTCTATTGTTATATGTGAAGCGGATAGATACATCGTAGCCATTCAAAGTAGTTGAGTACGAGAAGTCCTGTTCAACAAATGTCGGAATAATAGCGAATGTTGTCATAGCCCCGCCGGATTAGATGTAATAGAACGTGTTGTAACTTTACCTGCTAGGTCATATTTAATAGCACACCAAGGTATAGTGTTTTGACCATTTGCCTTCAATTCGTCCCACAACTGAAGACACCTTGTTTTTTCTACTTCCTCGTCCAGCTTATCTTTGAGCCTGCTGTACGCATCATCTCGTTTTTTCTCTTCAGGGGTTTTATTGTCCTTCCCTCCTCCGGGTTTCTTATTCCCTTTCCCATCTTCTCCAGCAGCTTGGTTTGCAACCTTTTCCTCTACAATCTTTTGAGAGTTTGCAAACTGTGTTTTAACTTTAACAATGTTCACTTGCTCGATAGAGATGTTAGGGTAGATTGCATATCCGCCGTCAGGAGAGGTATCAAAAGACAAATCTGTAATGACGCAGTTTTCATACTTGACAATAAGGGAGTCCTTCTCCCTTACGATATATCCTAACACAGTTACAATTTCTTTACTACGCTGGATAGTAATTAATCTTTGACGTACAACATCCATTGCAGCTTTGACTGAAGTGTTTCTGTCGTTGTCTTGACTAGCATAATCGCTTGGAACAGGGGCATCCGATAATGCAGGACTTCCGTTTGAATCTGTCAATCCCAAGGCACCTGTACGATTGTAGTCATATCCGGGAACAGCAACATTGGCAGCATCTTTCAATGGATTCCAGAAGTTGTAATCAGTCACCATCCCTTGAATCTTTATCTTCAAGTTGTCTGTGATGACATGATCACTGATCTTACTACCATCCTCGATAGGTTGAGAGGTGACAGCACCAGAATAGGACTCGGAGAACGAAAGAATACTATCAAATGTGATAACATCTAAGTTCTGTGTTTTTAGCACATAAATCATTTTCTTTCAATTCTCCGATTGACCTTATTTAAAAGCACCAAGCCCGCCCATTATCCGTTGTAGTTCAGATGAAACTTCACCACCTACAGCCTTCCCAAACTTCTCGGGGTCATTCTGAGCACCACTAACCTTACTGGCGTCGATGTTGATGATGAGTGGACTATCTTGCATCATATTTGGAAGAAACTTAGGTTGCTGTATCTTAGGTTGACTTGGGTATGAATCTCCAGCACCGCCCTCAAATGTGATTCCGTTTTCGTTTATGTTGCGCATAGCATCAATGACCCACTGGGTTGAGGGGTCTTGATTTTTATACCAAAGATTAAAAGCATTATCTTTAACGAATTTAGCAGGATCAAGTTGGAAACTGTCCCACATGGCTTTCATGTCCTTCCACCAAATACGAACACGCATTTGAAATTGGTCAAGTCTAGCCATTGCAATTTCGAGCATTAGCTGCAACCCGTAAACCCAATTCTTTTCACCATTCATATAATCATCAATAGATGAGAATACATAGATGAATCCTGCTATTGCCACATACAACGCTGCCGCAGAAGCAGCCGCCCCAGCGAGTAATGGCCCAAGAATCTTTAATACTGTCACTATTGACTGAATACCGGCGGCAATTGCTGTGACCTTTGTAAGCATCAAACCCAAACCAATAACAGCAATTACTTCTTTAAGTTTCCACAAGGCTGACACTGCACCTTTAACTGCCTTGATTATTGAGACAATACTTTTGAACACAGGTGTTAAAACAGTTACCAGTTTATTCAACAACCCAAACATCTCAGTCAACAATTCATCCAAGCCGCTTTCCATCATTACTTGGGAAAACTCTCGCATCTTGTTGTTGAAACGTTCTTGTGCAGCAGCCGACATTTTCAGTTGTTTCTGGAACTCAGGGGAAGCGTACGCAAACTTACCCATCCGGTTCATTGACTCTACCAAATCCTCAAGAGACAACGCGCCATCTTTCATCATTGCAAAAAGTTTCTTGGTATCACCCCCGGCAGCAACTTCAGCAAAGAACTTGACAACACCGGCAGCATGTTC